ATTCAAGATTTGCTATTCTTAGAAAATCGTGATAGAAAATACGACAAAGATGTATATGATCTTCGTGGACATTATACTATTCAAGATACCGACTTTAACTTAAGTCAATTTGGGCTATTCATTAACAATGACACGCTATATGTAACTTTTCATACTACAGATATGGTTGCTAGACTTGGCAGAAAAATCATGCCAGGCGATGTTTTTGAAATGCCACATCTACGAGATTATTATCCGCTAGATGAAACTATACCAGTGGCACTAAAAAAGTTTTATGTTGTTCAAGAAGCAACTCGCGCAAGCGAAGGTTATTCTCAAACTTGGTGGTCACACCTTTGGCGTTGTAAAATTGTTCCAATGGTAGATGGTCAAGAATATAAAGATATTCTTAATCAACCAGTATCAGATTCATCAAATTCAACTCTTAATGATTTGTTAAGTTCTTATAACAAGAACTTGCAAATCAATGATGCAATTGTTGCGCAAGCTGAAACAGATGTGCCGCAAAGTGGATACAATGTTAATAGTTTATATCTACTGCCAGCAGTTGATGGAATATCTCCTATTATTAGTATGCCAGGATATTTGACAGGAAGCGGTGCTCCACCAGATGGATATCCAGTTACTGCCGATCCAGCGTTTCCGCTATCACCAACAACAGGACAATATGTTCTTAGAACAGATTATGTACCAAATAGATTGTTTAGATACGATGGTACAAAATGGGTTGCGATTGAAGATGTACAGCGCACTGCTATTACTGGTAATTTAAATGGTACACAGCGAGGAACATTTGTAAACAATACGGCTACTACAAAGCTAGCCAATGGTGCTGTAATACCTCAACGCCAAGCATTAAGTTCGCTGTTAAAAATACAACCAGACAAATTAGGATAATCAAGTGGAGTTCTTTTACGACAAACAAATACGCAGATTTATGAATCAATTTGTAAGAATTTTTTCAAATACATTTGTTGAATTTGGAAACGATGTCAATGGTAATCAAGTTTTGTATCGTGTGCCTTGCAGATATGCGGACACAAATAGACAAGCTGCTGCTATCTTAAAAAATAACAGTGATAACAGTGTTAACAATGTTCCAATGATCGTTGTTTACATAACCGATGCCAAATATGACAGAACAAGAATACAAGAGCCGCACCATGTTGATAATATTGCGCTTCGCCAACGAGCAATTAATCCATTGACAGGAAATGCTGCACCAATAACACAAGGAAACAATTTTAGTTTAGAAAGATTGATGCCAGTTCCTTATAGATTAACAGTAAAGATGGAACTATGGACAAGCAACTTTGATCAAAAATTGCAGCTATGGGAACAAATTTGTAGTCAATTTAATCCAGATATGGAAATACAAAATGGCGACAATTATCTTGATTGGACTAGTTTAAGTTATATACTACTAGTTGATACTAATTGGACTACTAGAAATATTCCAATTATGAGCGATGATCCAATAGATATTGCCACACTTACATTTGAACTTCCTATATGGATTACTACACCTGCCAAGTTAAAGCGCCTTGGTGTTATTCAAAGTGTTGTTGCTAGTGTTTATGATGCGCAAGGAAACCTTGCACAGGCACTTGTTGACCAAGTTAACTTACTAGGTGCTCGTCAATTTTTCACGCCAACTGGTTATCAAGTTATTGTCAATGATGGCATTGCTACTTTAGTCAATAGGGGAGGACCAGAAATAAACAATACTAACTTAGATATACCAACTACACTAGGAACCCCTATTGCATGGCAACCAGTTATTGCAAGTTTTGGTGAAATAGTAGGCGCTTATAGTTTGCTGTATCTTACAAATGCCGAAACACAAAGAACGGTCACTGGTACAGTAACATACAATCCAAATGATCCTACGCAGTTATTCTTTTCGGTTGACCCTAACACTATACCATCAAATACTTTACCAAGCGTAGATGCTATTGTTGATCCTACTGTAAATGGTCCAGGAATTGGTTTACCAGCCGCAGCAGCAGGACAAAGATATCTTATAGTTAATGATTTAGGTGCTGCTACAAATGCTATTGGTCACGGCGCAGCAGTGTGGCAAAATAGTGATGGTTCAAGCTTAACAGCAAAAGCAAATGATATTATAACTTATAACGGAACAAATTGGGTAGTTAGTTTTCATCCGCTAAGTACCAGCAGTGGTCAGTATGTTACAAACGCGCATACTGGAATTCAATATGTTTGGAATGTGACGCAATGGCAAAAAAGCTGGGAAGGTTTGTATCAAGAAGGGTACTGGAGCATAGTGATCTAACAGCGGCTGGCGCTCTTTTTATAAGCACAAAAACTGGTCGTGGTTTATTTCTGTTGCGAGATCAAGATACTTATAGTGGAACTTGGGGATTGGTTGGCGGTCAATTAGAAAAAGACGAGACCATTCAGCAAGGTTTATTGCGCGAAGTTTCTGAAGAAATTGGGTTTGTTCCGCCTGTATTAAAAACTATTCCACTTGAATTATTTTCATCACCAGATGGACATTTTAATTATCATACATTTGTGTTGCTTGTAAAAACAGAGTTCATACCTAATTTAAGCAATGAGCACAAAGGTTATGCTTGGTGCAATTTAAACAATACACCAAAACCACTGCATCCTGGTTTATATAATAGTTTTAATAATCGTATTATACAAGAAAAACTTAAAACAATTCATGAATTATTAGAAATCGCCTAAGATCACCGCATCACGAACTGTTACTTCGTGATAGTTTGGCAGGTTTTTTAAACTTGAATAAAAATCATGGCTATGTTGATTTCTAACTCTGTAAAATTCAGTATCTGAATATCTAAACATTACCATATATAAATTCATATTAAATTTATTAAAATCTTCTATGGTTTCTGGGCTGTCATATCCCATAGTATTTGCATATATATTATCGCTGGTTACGCCATCAGTGCCATCAAAACCAAATAAAAATACTTTCTTTGCGCCATCAAAGCAAGCAAGATAAGCAGCACTTGCGCCAGCATCCATATGATATACATAAGGAAGCAAGTTTGCATCGCGGTATCCAAACCACATATCATTTGGAACAAACATCTTATTGTAATTAGTTAACGGAATATCTGCAAAGAATATGTTATTTTTTAAAATATAATAATCAGCAGCCGTATCGCGATATGCGGCATTGCAAGCATATGTAAGTTTATATCCTTCAGCAACTCTGCCGTTATTTTGTCTTAATAAGAGTTGAGCTTCTGGAGTAGTTCTGCCTAGCCCATTTCCCAAAACAATCGCAGTTCTAGCGTTAAAATCATATGGAAATTCACGAGGAGTAACGAATACACTTTTTAATTCGCTATCTTCTACATGCGTGATAGACTCGCCGCTATAATTTCTTCGATAATATTGCTGACTTAAGGTTGGCATTTATGAGTTCCTGTTAGATATATTTATTAGAACCTACCAACCACTACTTCTATTTTCTTTACGGTATCTAGATCATGATCCTGAAGACACTTACCAATTACGCAACCTACACGGTATTCACTATCTGATAGTTTTTGAGCAACGCCTTTTATACTGCTTGCAACTAAAATATCACCTTTTTTTACTGGACCTTGCACAAAACAAGGCAAGCGACCTGTTAGTCCAACAGGAACATAATAACCATCTTCAAAGTTATCATTCATAAGATAAGCTGGGTTTGTAGAAACGATGCCAGCAACGCGAGGATCATGCGATATATCTGTGGTAGTTACTTCATCGTCGCCACCAAATATCAAAACAGTTCCTGGCTGATATTGTGCATCTGCCATATACATTTCGGCCAAGTCAGCGTATTTTGCAGTAGTTGATGTACCAACAAATGTAACACCATATATTGATGCCCAATAAGCACTAGTAGAACCTAAGTTAACTGTATTGTTACCATTAGGAACTATAGCGCCACTAACCGTTAAGCTAGTTAGTGTACCAACTGAAGTAATTGCCGACTGTGCAGCACCTGTTACAGTTGCGGCACTGCCGCTTACTGATCCAGTAATAGTAGCGGTAACAGTAAGTGCGCTTAGTGTTCCAACACTAGTAATATTAGTTTGAGCAGCAGTAGAAATAGTTCCAACTAGTGAAGTTCCAGTATTGCCAATTGTGCCAGCATATATCGCACTACCAGTATGAATGTTACCGTTAACGGCACTTGC